TCTGCTACGGGCCAAGAATGGGCATTCGCCTCTTGGAAAAGGCGTGGTGATTTATTTGAAGGGACTTAAAAAGCCCTCAAGGAATCAAGAATGAAAGCAAGCGGTGACACCGTGAGCTTGACCACTGCCCATCGCTGCGGTACCGTCGCCGGTAAGGAGCTTCAAAACTCCGGAACTAGCGGTACCCGCATCCGAAAATCATGCGGTTTTTTTGTGCCCGTTCGTTTTTACGTCGGGAGGGCAGCAGCCATACAACACCCGCAAGGGAAAAACTGCGCGCCGTCTAGTTCCGGTTTTGAACCTCCCGACACCTACGGGTGCGGCGCGTCAAAACGTCTCCCCGTAGTCATATCTCATGAACTAGGAGACGTTTTATGACGCAGTTACCTGCCGCCGTGTGTTTTTCCGGCCAATCCCTTTCCATTATCGACCGTGACGGTGTTCCTCACCTGACGGCTGCCGATCTGGCCCGCGCTTTGGGCTACAAAGACACCGTGAGCTTGACCACTGTACGCCGCTGCGGTACCGTCGCTAGTAAGGAGATCAAAAACTCCGGAAGTAGCGGTAACCGCACCCGAAACCCATGCGGTTTTTTTACGCCTGCACGTTTTTACGTCGGGAGGGCGGCAGCCATACAACACCCTGTAAAGGGGAAAGCTGCCCGCCGTCTACTTCCGGTTTTTGACCTCCCGACACCTACGGGTGCGGCGCGCAAAAACGTCTCCCCGTGGTCATCCCATGAAGTAGGAGACGTTTTATGACGCAGTTACCTGCTGCCGTGTGTTTTTCCGGCAAATCCCTTCCCACTATTGATCGTGATGGTGTTCCTCACCTGACGGCTGCCGATCTGGCCCGCGCTTTGGGCTACAAAGACACCGTGAGCTTGACCACTGCCCACCGCTGCGGTACCGTCGTCGGTAAGGAGCCTAAGAACTCCGAACACAGCGGTACCCGCATCCGAAACCCATGCGGTTTTTTTGTGCCCGCACGTTTTACGTCGGGAGGGCGGCAGCCATACAACACCCGCAAGGGGAAAGCTGCCCGCCGTCTGTGTTCGGTTCTTAGCCTCCCGACACCCACAGGTGCGGCGCCTAGGAACGTCTCCCCGTGGTCATCCCATAACACAGGAGACGTTCTATGACGCAGTTACCTGCCGCCGTGTGTTTTTCCGGCCAATCCCTTTCCATTATCGACCGTGACGGTACGCCGTACCTGAGCGCACGCGATCTTGCCCGCGCTTTGGGCTATGCCGATGAACGATCCGTATTGCGCATCTATGCGCGTCGTGCAGGGGAGTTCACCTATCAAATGTCAACCGTGGTCAATTTGACCACCGTTACCGGAGACAAGCCTACCCGACTCTTCAGCCCCCGTGGCTGCCACCTGGTAGCGATGTTCGCCCGCACTTCAGTCGCCGCCGCGTTTCGTCGCTGGGTGCTGGATGTGTTGGAAGTCCTGCCCTCAATCCGCAAGACGGGGAGCTATTCCACTACCGGAACAATGGTGAATGACGATGTGCTCTACGCCATCTGGATTCTGTGCGGCCAATTCAAGTCGCTGCATGAAACGGTATTCACCAACAAAGTTCCGCAAGCCTGGCATGGCTTGGGGCTAGGCAGATGAGCGGGGCGCTTTACGACCGTCTGCTAGATGGGCTGCACGGCGGCGTTGGCCCTATAGAGAAGGCCATTGGCCCTCAGATGGAGCGGGTTGCGCAACGGGTTAGTGGGATTACCTATCACCGCTTCAGCTAACACCTGCGGCTGTCTGGCTGGCCGTACTCCTTAATTAGTAAGGAGTGACTTTCAACTCGTTAAACCACCCCCGCAGTTAAAAAGGGCGGGCTGAGGGGTTGGCCTCAACTCGCCCAAAACAAAGGTGAAACTCCTTATGAGAGATTCTATCACGGTTCTAAAACACCCCGTAAATACCCTCGCCAAAACATGGTGCGCTGATGGCTCGGTGAAAGCCTACGACAACGCCAAGTTCTTCCAGGTGGAGCAACGAGCGCTCAACAATAGTCGCGAGCTGTCTGCACTCCTCACGGAGCTGGAGCAGAACCCGCATGCCTGCGTGATTCGCGGGGCGTATGTGGGCGATGCCAAAGCCGCTGCGCTTGATACTGAGTTCCAGAAAGGAAAAGTACGGCGCATTGCCGAGCTGTACGAGGATATCCCGCATCACTGGATGCTCGTTGAGATCGACAACTTCGATCCGGTGCGCCGCGATCCGGTGGCCGATCCGGTGGGGAGTATCGGCGAGTTCCTCCACGCACATCTTCCCTTTGGCTTCCACGGCGCAGATTACCATTGGCAGTTATCCAGTAGCGCGGGGCGGCCTGAGTGTGCAGGCAAGCTAAAAGCCCATGTGTGGTTCTGGCTACATAAGCCGTACACCAGCGCACAGCTCAAAGCCTGGGCCGCTGTCTGCGCTCCAGGGCTGGATGCTTCTGTATTTAATACGGTGCAAATCCACTACACCGCCGCCCCTGTGTTTGAAGCCGGTGTGGCCGATCCAGTTCCAGTGCGTAGCGGCTTTGTGGAAGGCATTCTTGAGGATTCTGTATTGCTGGAGATTGATGCGGCGATACTGGAAAGCGCCAAGACTGAAGGCAAACCCAGCCGCCAACACAAGCTCATGGCCGCGGCTGCCAACGACCCTGTGGCTGTGCGCCTTGAAGAACGCGGGTTTATCTTATCGACCGGTAAGGCGGGTGAACTCTTTATCGAATGCCCCTTGGCTAAGCAGCATACGCAAGCCTCTAGCCCCACAGCCACCGTGTATTACCCAGCACATACCGGAGGTTATGCCAATGGCGCGTTTGTATGCCAGCACGCCCACTGTCGCGGGGTGCCGCAATCGGCGTTTCTACATGAAATAGGAATCTATTCCGATGAGGAAATGCTAGCCATGTTCGAGGACCTCACGGACGAGCCTGCCACGCTTGCCGTTGAGCGGCACGACGTGCCCGAAGCGCTGTACCTAACCACTGACACAGCGAACGCAGTGCGGATTGCCAAGCATTACGGCAAACGGCTCATGGTGTCTGCTGATCGCTGGTTCGTCTGGGAAGGCACCCACTGGGCGCATGGTATGGATGCGGCGCGCCTGTTGGCGTTAAAACTCTCAAAAATCATTCGCGGCGAAGTGGAGCAATGGCGCACCAAGCGAGCGGACACGGAGAAGGAAAAAAGCAAAAACGCAAAGATCGCCGCTGCGCTGGAGGCATGGGGCAAGAAGTCGGAAATGCGCAGCACTGTAGAGGCGGCGATGGCGCTAGCCAAAAGTATGTTGGTCGTGAAAGCGGAACGGCTGGACACGGACCCCTGGTTGTTGAACTGCGCCAATGGCACCGTGGACCTGCGTACCGGAACGCTTAAAGCGCATCGCCCCGAGGATTACATTACGCGGGTTGTCCCCGTTAACTACACACCCGATGCCGCTGCACCTGTCTTTAAAAAGACACTGGCGCGCATCACCTGTGAAGAAGGGCAGGCCCAGCAGCCGCTCAGTGACTTTCTGCAACGCTGGTTCGGGTACTGCGCCACCGGCTCGGTGCGTGAGCATAAGATGGCCGTGATGTACGGGATGGGCCGTAACGGGAAAAGTACGCTACTGGACCTGATCTCAGGGATTCTCGGCAGTTATGCAGGTGTGGCCGCCCCTGGGCTGCTGATGGACGGAGGCCACGACCGACACCCAACCGAAATTGCCGATTTGGCGGGACGGCGCATGATGACGGTGAATGAAACCAGCGAAGGTGGCATCTTGCGCGAAGGCTTCGTAAAGCAGGCCACCGGAGGGGATTCACTCAAGGCCCGTCATATGCGTAGTGACTTCTTCGAGTTCCAGCCCACGCACAAGCTGCAATTACTCACTAACCATAAGCCTGTCATCAAGGGGCAGGACGTGGGCATCTGGAGTCGCCTAATGCTCATCCCGTTTAAAGCGCGCTTCGGCACCGCTGAAGAAATTGAGGCGGGGGCCGCCCAATACCCCATAGACCATAAAATCACTGAGAAGCTGGCCGCTGAACGAGAAGGGGTGTTGGCCTGGCTCGTGGCAGGGGCTGTGGAGTGGTGCAAGAACGGGCTGAACCCTCCGGAGATTGTGAGGGACGCTTCAAAGGACTACCAGACGGAGCAGGACCGCATTGCCCAGTTCATTGAGGAAGAATGCGTATTAGGGATGGAACACGAGGAGAAACTAACCGCTCCGATGGGCGGTGGGTTATACCCCGCGTATACGCAATGGTGCAAAGACAGCGGTGTTTACCCACTGTCCAAAACCCGTTTTCTTGGCGAATTGGAACGGTGCGTGCCGAAATTCAGGAAAAAGCATATATACGAAACCCCTGAGGGGGGAAAGCGCCGGATGTTTCTAGCTATTCAAGGTATCGCGTTGGCGGACGCTGACCTGTAACGAAAAGTAGTGCAGCGCCCTCTGCATCTCGCAAATGGCTGTTGGCGGGGTGCAGAGGGCGTTGTTCGTTTTTGGGGTGGCGAATCTGCAAACGCTGCGGGTTTGATGAAATCCGCAAAATTTTACGCGTTAATTCTCCTCTATCCGCACTACCTGCACTGTTTCTGCCTATGTTTTTCTATTATCCGTCCCAACTCATTGTATAAAAAATATACAGCATATATAGAGAGAAATAGGAAATTGGCCTAAATAACAGTGCAGGTAGTGCGCACCCCTAATTGCCACCCCACCCCCGCACCGTACATCTAGCCACTGCCACCCCGACGGGAGCAGAGCGCCGCCGTCTCTCCAAACAATCTTCTTTATAATCAATGAGTTATACTAGTCCCCATGCTTTTTTGTGATGGGTTAGTGTCCAATGCAAACAACATGCCTGCTGCAACACTCCAATCCGCCTCGCTTGCTGGCGCGTTTCCCTTTGGGTGGGAAGCCCTGCGTTGTGGGATGCGGGGATACCGTAGGGGTTGGGGTGGGGCCCACTGTCGCTACGGGGCTGCCTGCAAGTGTGCAGGAGTTGGCTGATGTCATCGGACGGAAGCAAGCGTTAACCCTGATTGGTCAGTTGCCGCGTACGTACCCCAAAGGCCGCCGCAGCGGCAAGGTGATTTTGTATGTTCCTAAGGCTTTATCGCCCCATCACCGGCTGGTATCCATTTTGGGATGGGAGGATGCGCAAAAGCTGGTGGATGTTTTCGGTGGGGAGATTTTGCAGCCAGCCAATTGCAATTACATTGCCCGCCATGCGCGAGATTGTGCTGTTGTGGAGCTTCTGCGTAGTGGTGTGCCCTTTGATGTCATTGCCAAGATATTTGGGATCAGTGTTAGGCACGTCAGGAATTTCGCTGCCGGTATTCCCTCGCACCCGCCACGGAAAACCTGTCACAGGACGTATGCCCAGGATACACGCAGGATGAGCGGCAATGAATGTCTCCGGGACTTGTCATGCAGACCATTGGTGAAGAAGGCATTGCACTGATTAAGTTTTTTGAGGGTTGCAAGCTTAGCTCGTATACCTGTCCTGGGGGTGTGTTGACGATTGGCTACGGCGAGACGGGCAAGCATGTGACGCCAGATATGTGTCTTGCCAATGAGCAGGAAGCCGATGCGATGTTACGTGCTCGATTAGCCAAAGAGTTTGAACCGGCTGTACGGCGTTATGTGCGTGTGCCACTCAAGCAACAGCAGTTCGATGCGTTGGTATCGCTGAGCTTCAACATTGGTGTGGGCGCGTTCCACCGCTCGACGCTGTTACGCAAGCTTAATGCCGGTGATGTTGCTGGTGCGGCGCAGCAGTTTCATG